TTGAATATTCTCGTATCGATGTTTGATGCGCTTGTACAGAAGTACCCTAACAAAGATATTGAACTAGATGTATACTCTAGCTTTAAGATATATGGTTGGGAGCAGCGTGATGAGCCATACAAAGAGGTATTTAATTTCTGTAGGAACCATCCAAAGATTAACTATCATGGATCTGTTCCTAACCACGAGATAAGAGAAGCACTACAACAAGCTCACATATACGCATATCCAAACATCTGGCAAGAGACTTCCTGTATATCGTTGATGGAGGCAATGTCAGCTGGTTTGGTCTGTATCCATCCTAACTATGCTGCATTGTATGAGACAGCTGCTAACTGGACTCAGATGTACCAGTGGCAGGACAATCAACGTGATCACGCTAAAACCTTGTTAGACTTGACTTCTGCAACAATAGAGATGTATAATGATGATTCTGTACAGAACATGATTAAAGCTCAGAAGTACTATGCAGATATGTTTTACAGTTGGGAAGGTAGGAAGGCTCAGTGGTTCAATCTTCTAACAGCTTTACTTAAAGAGCATCGAAGAATAGATTATTAAAATGATTATTGTTGACTTCAACCAAATCTGTATCTCTAACTTGATGATGCAGATTGGTAATCACACTAACCTTGTCTTTGAGGAGGGCCTTGTTCGTCACATGGTCCTCAACTCACTACGTTTATACAACCAGAAGTTTGGGAAGATATACGGACACATGGTCATAGCATGTGATGATAAGAATTACTGGCGTAAACAAATATTCCCTTACTACAAGGCTGGTCGTAAGAAGACTAGAGATGAAAGTGATATTGACTGGCCAGTTGTATTTGATACACTGAACAGGATTAGAGACGAGATCAAACAGCATCTTCCCTTCACT